TTGAGCAACTTGGTTGGTACATTGTCCGCACCGTATCTAAACCAATGCCGCCCGCTGCGCCGCGCATAGATCAATTGGCGTTGGCTGAGCTGCAAGCATTGCAATTGCCTTGCCTTATGCCTGTGGCAATGCAGGATTGCCGCGAGCGCATGCCAAACGGGCGCAGGGCGCGAAAAAGAACGGTGGCAATGCCAAGGCTGTTATTCCCTGGTTATATATTGGTTGGCTTTGCTGCGAATGATGAGCGCAATATGCTGGATGCAATCACTCAAATTAGCATTTGTCGCTATATTCACGGTGTGGTTGCGCATGGCGATAAGCCGATACGCATGCTGCATTCTCATGCAAAGCGTTTGATTGAGGGGTTGAATGCGGGCAAATTCGATAGTTCAAAACGCGATCCGTTGTCTGCTGATTCTGTGCAAATTGGTGAAATGGCGCGAATATTAGACGGTCCTTTTGAATTATTCACAGGCGAAGTTGTCGGATACAAAGAAAAAAAACAGGCTGGTAAAACTTTGCTGAATAAGGTTTTTGTCGACATTGAAGGCGAACATGGCCGGTTGCGGGTGTGTGTGAGTGTTGACTCTTTGGCGCGGGTTTAATAGTTGATTCTGTCATAGGATAAGCTGGTCCGTGTGTGGATTAAGTTCCCCCGCAGCCCCTGTTGATCGAGCCGCCAATCGCAATAAGCAAATGGCAAACCGATTCAACGCTACTGCTACCGCTATGAATTAATCAAGATTATCTAAGGTTTTAACTTTGGCTGCTGAATTGCATGTTGATGCCCGTGAGTTCTTTGCGCTTTCTCAGCATTTCGCAAAACTTCCAAAAGTCATCAAAGAGCGCGTAACAACCCGCGCCCTGCGCCGCATGCAGCAACGCGGCACGACTGAGGCGGTCCGCCAAGCATCGCGCCGGATTAAGCTTTTGCAAAAGCTGACCCGTCCGGCTTTTAGTCCATCCAAAGTTTCGTCAAGCGAAGCGCGTATATACGTCAAATCGGGTTGGATACCATTATCCAAACTGGCAACAGGGCAGGGCGCAAGAGGCGTAAAACTATCTGGCCGCAAACAAATACGCGGCTCATTTCTGTCAACTATGGGCAGTGGTCATGGCGGTGTATTTAAGCGAACCGGTGCAAGCCGCCTGCCAATCAAAGAACTATACGGTCCAAACCCCGCGAACGATATCGCAACCAGCCCTGATGAATACGCGGATCTGATCGCCGATATCATGGGCAAAGAATTAGGCGGGCGCATGTTGCACGAACTAGGCCGCGCCCTCGCAAGCTTCCAGTATTAAATCCAGAAAAAAACCACGGGTCCTTCCTGCCCCAAAAACCGACCGGGGCGGGACGACCCCGAAATTTCTCTAGTTTTTTAGTGGTCGTTTCTGACCTTACAACCCTTACAGTGAGACATTAGACCTTACATGAGCCAAACCACTTTTGAATTTGATGGTGCTTTATGGGTGACGCTGGCGGAATTGGCGCGGCGCAAAAATGTTGCGCGTCCGACAATTGGTGAGCGGGTTAAGCGTCTTGCTGAGAGTAATAAAATTACTATTCGGAAAGAAGGTCGAAACAAGCTTGTAAACTTGGCTGAGTATGATGATGCGGTCGGGCAGGTTGGCGATGCGATAAAAGAAAACGCCGCTACTGTGCCGGATGATACAGGCAATAAAACACTGCGCGATGCTCAGGCGCAGCAAGCACAATACAAGTCTGAATTGTTGCGAATTGAGTTGGAGCGTGAGGAAGGCAAAACCCGTTCTGTTCAAGAAATTGAAAAAGCGGCGGTGCTATTGGCACAAGCTTTGGTGCGTGAAACTGAAAAATTTTCAAAGTATGCTGAGGAAATTGGCAAGGCTGCAGGCGGCAAAGATATGCGGTCCGCTCGTTTGGAAGGCAAGAAGGTTGCTCATAAATTACGTGAGATAATTTATCAAAAACTATCTGCTTTGCCTGTTACGGAAAAACCTCACGTTCAAAAAACCGTTTCTAAGTCTAGTGCTAAAACGAAAGTCAATCACGTATCATGAAGGCGAGCGCACTAGCCGTTATGATTGCTGCGATGCTGCCAATTATTCAGCCGCCAGAAAAAATGCTGCCCGCTGTTTGGGCTGCGGATAATGTGATTGTGCCGGATGGTCCGCAAAAAGATGAATTGCTTGATCTTGAATTAACGCCTTATTTGGTTGAGCCGCTAAACTTTTTCACTTTTGATGATCCTGCAAATGAAATCATAGTGCGTAAAAGCGCACAAACCGGATTTACGATGCTGCTAATTGCTGGCACGTCATACATGATTGCTAATGAGCCTTGTGATGCGTTGATTGTACAGCCAACACAAAAATCCTTAGAAAAATTCAGCAAGAAAAAACTTGGCCGTGTAATAGAAAAAACGCCAGCTTTGTCGTCAAAGGTGCTTGCGCAAATTTCACGATCCGGCGAATCTTCTACTGCGAGCTTGAAACAGTTTCCAGGCGGATCGCTTACTTTAACCATTTCAACATCATCCGCCGACCTTCGGTCCGATACGATTAAGCTTGCCGCACTTGATGAGGTTGACGAGTATCCAGATGATCTTGACGGGCAAGGTTCCGTTTCGGAAATGGTTGATGCTCGCCAAACATCATTCAAGGCTACTGGTGAATGGAAACGGGCAAAAGTATCAACACCAACGATCAAGGGTGAAAGCGAAATTGATACGGAATTTTTAAAGGGTGATCAGCGTTTTTGGAATTGTAAGTGTCCAGGTTGCGGTGATTATTTTAAGTTTGTATTTGATGCAAGGTATTTCAAGTTTGATGATCTTAGTGATGAGGCTCATTACGTAACCCCTTGCTGCGGTTCTATCGTTGAAGATGTTGATAAAACCGATGTTATAAAAACAGGCAAGTGGATTGCTGAGAATGCAGGTGCAGGCGTTAAATCATATCACTTTGATTCTTTTACATCGCCCTTTGTGCCTTTTTCTGAAATTGCCAAGAAATTTAAGGAGTCTGAAAAAGACCCCGCCAAGCGGAAAACTTTTTACAATCTGACTTTGGGCTTGCCATTCGAAATGAAGGGCGATGCGCCTGATCATGAGCGTTTAATGGAACGCCGGATATCGGGTTTAAAACGAGGCGTGATACCTGCCAATGGTGTTGTTATTGTTTGTGGCTGCGATGTGCAGGGCAATGGAATATATTATAATATTCGCGCCTTTGCGCCGAATGGACAAAACTGGCCTGTTGATGCGGATTTTATTGCTGGTGAGACTGATGATGCTAGGGCGGGCGCATTTTTAAAGCTGCATGACATAGTCGTAAAAGAGTGGCCGGATAGTTACGGCGGTAAATGCAGAATTGATATGACTGCAGTTGATTCCGGTTACCGTTCAAATGTTGTTTATACTTTTGCAAGAGAGCATCAAGGTTTAGGGGTTGTTGCAATTGCCGGTGTTGACGGTTGGCATAAACCCGCATTTGGCATTGGTGTCACGGTTGAAATTAATTACAACAATCAACGTATCCGGCAAGGTACGGTGCGATATCCTATCGGCACGTGGGATTTAAAATCAGTTTTCTATGCATCGCTAACTAAAAAGGGCGCGGCTGCAGGTGCTGAATGCGATCCTGATAATTATATCCATTTTGCTGGTTGGCAAGATGAGTCCTATTTCAAGCAAATTACCGGCGAGTATCTAGCGACTGAAAAGCATCGCGGAAAAACGCGCAAAATCTGGAAAGAAGTTCCAGGCAAAGAAAATCACTTTCTTGATACTGAGGTTTATTTAAGAGCGTTATTTCATCACTTAACCGACCGGTTAACGCCTGATGATTGGCAAGCTTTAATTTCACAGCGAAACATACCATCGGCTGCGATTAATCCGGATATGTTCGCGCCTGCGCCTTTAAAAGTTGCGGCAAAAGCCACTCCAAACTCGAAACAAAAAAACACGACTGCCAAAAATTCAGGCGGGCGCGGCTGGTTTAGTAAGGGTTAGTTTAATGTCATATACGCAAGCAGATATCGACAAGCTTAAAAAGAGTATTGCCACGGGTGCAAAGGAAGTTCGCTTCAAAGATCATGAGGTTAAATTTCGCTCGGCTGCTGAAATGGATAGCTTGCTTGCGAAAATGGAAAATGAAGTTAATCCAGGTAAAGCCGCCCCGCGCCGCACAGTTGCGAAGTTTTACCGATAATGCTTGATAAACTTATCGAATATGTTTCGCCTAAAGCTGCTGTAAAGCGGCAAGTTGCGCGTAACCAACTTTCCAAATTTCGTTCACCGCAACAAAGATATGATGCTGCGCAAAGAAATCATCGGACTAATTCATGGCGGGCGGGCGCGTCTAGTACGAATAGCCTATTTTCTATGGATGGCGAGAGGTTGCGTAATGTTGCGCGTGAGCTTGTGCGCAATAATCCGCATGCAAAACGAGGCCGCCAAGTTATTGCGGATGGCTTGATTGGACCTGGTGTATTGCCTTCAATATACCTGCCAAATGATAAAGCCCGCCGCACGAAACTTGAGTCTAGGCTTTGCGAGTTATGCGATTCCAAAAATATTGATCTGGATGGTCGTTTAAACCTGTATGGTTTGCAGCATCTTTCGGTTAAGGCGATTGTTCAAGATGGGGAGGCGCTGCTTTTACGCACCCGCCAATCAACCGCATCCGGCACAAGATTGCCTGTACAAATTCAAGCGGTCGAATGTGATCATCTGGATGTAAGTGTAAATGGGCCTTTGACGAATGGCAATTATGCTGTGCAGGGTGTTGAATTTAACAAAAAAAAGAAAAGGGTAGCTTATCATATTTATGATACGCATCCCTCATTTCACGTATCCGGTAAAAGTTATAAATCCACACGCTGGTTGGCTGAGAATGTTTGTCATTTGTACGATGTTGAACGCGCAGGACAAGCTCGCGGGATTAGTTGGTATGCGCCGATTGCTCTTTCGTTGAATGATTATCGCGATTACATGGATGCGCAATTGGTGCGGCAACGAATAGCTGCAAGTTTTGCGGCTTTTGTAAAAAGAGTAACTAACGGTGGCACTAGTCCGCTTGCGGCCAATTCTGAAAAGTCAAAATCCGGTGAGCAGCTTGAGGCTATTGAGGCGGGCATAATTCAGTATCTTGATTTTGATGAGGATATTGTTTTTGGCGATCCGCCAAGTGTTGATGGCGTTAAAGATTATAGCGAAGTTACCTTGCGCCAAATCTCAGTTGGTTTGGGTGTCGATTATTCGGCTCTTACCGGTGATTATACCGGTCAAAATTTTGCAGGTGGCCGCGTTGGTTTTTTGCGTTATCAGCGCACAATAAATGCATGGTTTTCATCTTTCGTATTGCCACGACTTGATGAGATTGGCGGCTGGTTGCTGGATGCTCTTGTCGATATGGGTGAGAATATTGAGGGTGTTTCAATTAACTGGTCGCAACCGGTCAATGAAATGTACGATCCGGTTAAAGAAACGGACACCTCGATTAAGTCAATTTCCGCAGGTTTAACATCCCGCGCTCATGAGCAGCGGAAACGCAATTTTGACCCTGAATTGCTTGATGAGGAAATCAAAGATTCAAACGACCGCGCAGATCAGCATGGCTTGGTTTTCACAAGCGATGCGCGGGTGAAGGCTGGCAGATTGCCGGATATTGAAAATCAAGAAAAGGATGGTGAGCAGTCATGAGAGATTTGATTAAGAATGGAAAGCTTTACTTATATGGTCCGGTAGGTTGCGATTATTGTTGGGACGATGATGGCTTTACTGAGCAGGAAGTATTGACTGCGCTTAACTCTCTATCTGGTGATATTTATGTGCATTTAAACTCACCTGGCGGTTTGGTTTATGACGGGATACCCATTCATACTGCGCTATTGATGTATGAGGGTAAGGTAACCATTCAAGTTGATGGTTTGGCGGCATCAGTGGCCTCTCTTATTTGTTGTGCTGCAGATGAGGTAATCATGGCGCCTGGGGCGCAGATAATGATCCATGACCCTAGTGATTTTACTTTTGGGACTGCTGATGATCATAGAAAAAAAGCGGCGCATTTAGATAGTATCACCGAATCTGGCGCAGAAATATACTCCAAGAAATCGGGTCAAACTGTTGAGGCGTGTCTAGCTATGATGGCGGATGAAACATGGCTTAATGCTGAGGCAGCGGTTGAGCAGGGGTTTGCAGATAGCGTGTTGGAATACACGCCTAAGGAAAATGCCGCGCCTGAAATGATGGCCGCAGGTTTTCCAAAGTTTGATTATTCCGTTTTCCAAAAAGCGCCTGAGGCTGTGATGTCAGCCTCAGTGCCGCTTGATTTAAAGAGCCGTGAAGTTTTGGGCAAGCCAAAGCAACCGGACAAACCTGCGGCAATTGCTGCGCAACCTGAGGAGCCTTCCATGTCGAAGCCCAAAACAAATGAGCCGAATGAACCGGCTCCAACCATCGTTACTTCACCGCGTATGAGTGTGGATGAATTTATTGATCTTGCGGAACGTAACAACCTTACATCTGCACAGATGAAAGCTGTAAAAAAGAAATCAATTCCGGCTGATTTGCAGGAAAATGAAACTAATGCAATTGACCCTGTAATGGCGCGTGATGCCGTTCTGGATATTGTTACAAAAAACCAACCTGAGCCTGTTAACAACCATCCGGCAATGGTTACTCAAGATGCCCGTGAAAAGTTTATTCAGGGTGCTTCGTTGGCTGTTGCAAAGCGCGGCGGGCTTGAAGGTGAGCAGAATGAGTTTTCGGGCATGACCATGATGGAACTTGCCAAGCATTCTTTAACAATGAACGGCGCAACGATTCCACAAAATCGCGAGCAGGTGGCGCGTTTGGCATTAACCGGCTCGGCTCGCATGGCACACTCAACCAGTGATTTTCCGGCTATCCTTGAGAATGTTTCAAGAAAATCTATGCTGAAAGGCCATGAAGAAACTGCCGAGGTTTTTGAGCAATTTACTCATGAAGGCACTTTGCCGGACTTTAAAGAAAATAGCCGTGTTGATCTTTCAACATTGCCTGCTCTTGCGGCTGTGGCTGAGGATGCCGAATATAAAAATGTTACAATCGGGGATCGCAAGGAAACAATTCAACTCGCGAAATACGGTAATATCATTTCCGTAACATGGGAAATGATTATCAATGACGACTTGAATGCCTTTGCTAAGTTGCCGCGCCGCTTTGGCCGTGCTGCTAAGCGGACAGTTGGTAATCTGGTGTTTGCTGTTTTGACCGGCAACCCTGCTATGGCAGATGGCGTTAATCTCTTCCATGCTGATCATAAAAACCTGCAAACTGGCGGCGCATCTGCGCTTAGTGAAACATCGCTATCAAAAATGCGCCAAAACATGGCTTTGCAAAAGGATGGCGAGTCTGTGCTTAATATCCGCCCGAATTTCTTGCTTGTGCCAGTTGCGCTAGAGGATACCGCGAGGGTTCTTATTGCATCTGAGTTTTCGCCAGGGGAACAGCAACGAGTGCCAAATAAGGCGCGAGGTTTGGTGCGCCCTGAAAATGTTATTGCAGATGCGCGGCTTGATCAGGCGTCACAAACTGCTTTCTATGGGCTGGCGGATGCAAGTCAGTATGACACAATTGAGGTTGCTTACCTTGATGGCGAATCCGCACCGCAACTTTTTGAGGAGGAGAGTTTCCGTAAGGACGCTATCCAGTTCAAAATTCGCCAAGTTGCCGCTGTTGCGCCTATGTCATTTAGAACGATGGCAAAATCCGCAGGCGCATAATTTCTTAAATTTTAAAAGAGCGCAGGAAATTTATCTGCGCCCTTTTCGTCATCATCCAGATTTTGGGTGATGTGGAAAAGGTTTTGAAAACTACTTTGAAAAGGAAACACTCATGAAAAATTTTATTCAACCTGGTGCTGCAATCACAACAATTGCTGCTGCGGCTTATTCTTCTGGCGATCCTGCTTTGATTGGCTCACTAAAGGGCATTGTATCTGCGGATGCGGCAATTGGTGAAGCGGCTGTGATTAATCGCAGTGGGGTTTATTCTGTTACTAAAGAGGCCGGTGCAACGTGGTCGGTTGGTGACAAGCTGTATTTAAAAGATGGTACAAAGATTTTCAATAAAACCGCATCCGGTAACGTCTTATTTGGGTTTGCAACTAAAGCCGCCGTATCTGGCGATGTGGTTGGTGAAATCTGCTTAGCGGACGCATTGTAAGAGATTTGTTGTTATGAGCCTGTTTAATGATATTGCTGCTGTTGGCCGCGGTGTGGTTGAGCAGGTTCATGGCGATCTTTATCGCATTTATGCGGTTAAGAGAAATGCCGGTCCTAATTCTCATGTAGTAATAGATTCCGCTGTGGATGTTCGTGAGGTTGAGGGTGTCCCATACGTTGAAAGCGAGGGTAATCTGAGCCGCTTTACGCCTCAATTATCCAGAAACGATAATTCTGATAGTTTGCATTTTTCGCAAGAAAAAACGGTATCGTTTCATTTGTTGCCTGGCGCAATAAAAAAACAATATTTTATTGTGTGTGTAGCTGATGATGCATGGTTTTCAGTGTCCGAAATTGTAGATGATGGTGCGGGCAATTTGATTTGTCTTTTGTCTACAGCCGATAATCCGTTGGCCTGATATGCTAACCGCTGAAATTGTACGACTTGCAGCTATCGAATTGCTTTGTCCTTTCGCTTCTTTGAATACTGGTCCGTATCCAACGCTTGCCGGTGAGCGGGTGTTAGATAGCTGCGAATTGAGTGTTAATGAGCTTGATGAGTCGCAACCTTATACGCCTGTTATTGCGCTTTACTCTTCTGAGAATATGGAAGTTGATCGAAGCGAGATTTCAAGTTCATCTTTTGATGCAACCTGTGTTTTGGATGTCGTTGGAGAACTTGCAATAAGGCCGGACGGCTCCGGCGATCTTGCGGATGCTCAAGCGGCGGGCGATCCGCAGGCT